TTCTTATCTTTATCTTCTATTATTTTTATACTATCAACAACTGCATTATATACAGCCTGGTCTTTACAGAATTGTTCAACTGTTTTTAATAACCAATCATAATCAACCTTTGATTTATCAAGTGATTTTAAAAGTTCTAATGCACTAGTATTTTCAGTTTCTGATAAATCTCTTCTGTTTTGAATTTCTATTTCTAAAACAGTTTGAGTTGGAGGTTTAGAATACTTCTCTACAAAGTCATTTATTTCTTCAAAGACAATCTGTTGACTTCTATCTTTGAAATATTCTTTTTTTAGAAACGGTGTTACCTTACGGTTGAATTCTTCATTGTTCAATAACTGACTTAGTGTCGTTACTTCTATCGTCTGATTCTGTACCACTAATAACCCCCTCTGAATAATGTTTATCTACTATATCACAAAGTATATCACCTAGAAGATTTTTGAAATCTATATTCAAATGTTCTTCTTTCAATCCGTTGTAATCCACAACTGTATATTGAAATTTAAGAACTGCTTCTAGGCCTGGGTTCTGTGGGTCTTGTACTGATGCAATCTTTCCAAACTTGAATACGATACCATCATATCTACCACCTTTAATACCAATGCAATCTTGTTGTGACTTTGATTTGTTTTCTAAAAAAACATATTTGTCTGCGATATTACCCAAGTATCTCTTGGAATTATCATTCACTTTCTTCAATGCTTTCTGTTCCACCATATCTAAATTCCTTCTTCGCACATTCATCTAAGATATCCATAACATCTTTAGTGAAATATTTCTTTGGGTCATTCAATATAGTTTTACCATATTGTTTTGAACCATCTGGTAATTCATACCTTGTTGCAACTTTTTTAAATACTTTATATTTTTCTGCAAGTTCAAGTAATCCATAATATCTATCAAGTCCTTTATTGTATGTTAGTCTAACATCAACCATTTTGTTTTCTACTGTAAGTCTTGATTTAAAGTTTTTACAATGTATAATATTACCCACAACTTCTGTTCCATCTTTTTCTTTTCTTTTAGAAAGATATACAATAGAAGAAGCTGCATATTTTAATCCAGAACCACCACCCATTTCTTTTGTTGGAAACATAGAACCAACAACATCATATGTGTGATTCGTTACGACCATAGGTACTTTTGCTTTACCAAGTTTTAAAGTCAACACTCTAAATGCAGCTTTAAGAACTTGAGCACGAGTCATATCTCTTGTTTCTTTTCCCTCAGCAGTATCTTCAACTTCTTTAGTTGTTGATAACATACCAAGTGAATCTAATGCAAGAAATAATGGTCTACGAATAGATTCTTCTTGATTAATATAACTATCTAGAACTTTCAATGATTGTGTTCTAAATTCTTGTACTGTTGTTACTGGAAGTATAACCATTCTTGATGGGTCAATACCTCTATCAATAATCATTTGTTTAGTAATTGCACTTTCACTTTCAAAGTATATGACACCACTCTCTGGATTTTTGTCCAGAAAGTTTTTACACATACCCATCAGAAAAAATGTTTTACCAGTTGCACTTTCACCAGCGATTGCAGTAATCTTATTTGCTGGTAGTCCACCATTTATTGAACCAGACAGTAATGCATTTAAAGCATACGAACCAGTGTCAATAAACTCTTCAACATCACCAGCTCCAACTCCGTCTGAAACTAATGATGCATATTCGTTACCAGTTGTTTTGATAACTTCTTTTAAAAAATCAGGCATTCAGTATCTCCATAATTTCACCTTTTACATTAAGGATACCATCTGAAGTATCTCTAATCTGTAATCTACCCATTAGACTTAAATTTTTTTGTATGTTGTCTATTTGGGTTCTTCTCCCTTTTAACCAAGTTTCACTTTGATTATCTTTTCTCAAAGTGTGTCTTTTGTTTTCTTCTTCAGAGCTTATTACTAGAATATACACTATACTTTGATGTTTGTCAAGTACCCACTCAATATTATTTGTGAACCTATCACCCTCAAAGATAATGTGTTTATATTGTTTTGATTGTGTGTTTATAAAGTCTTGAAACTTACTAATTGTTCCGTATGATAATCTGTCAGTTCCACCGAATGTTTCATTTTCTGGGTATTGACCTATTACAAGAACATCTTTAAATTTTTGACATTTGAATAAAGAAATGGGTTCACAATTTTCATATGAACCCAAGTCTTTTATTATAGATTTGAGAAGTGTAGTTTTACCAGAACAAGGTATACCACTAATCATTATAATCATTTATTTTATAATGTTCCTCTCTTTTATTTTATTACTTTCTATTGACTCGTCTTGAGGTATAAACCCACCCCATTCAAAAATTTTGTCAAGTTTGAAAGGAACATCACCTATGTTATGAATTTGTAAACTTTCAAAATCTACTGATGAATATATCTTTTGTTTAATTTTTGATATAAAATCTTTATAGTGTTTTTTGGTAAGTTGTCTTTCTCTTTTTAGTGTTATAGAAGACGGATTCATAATATAACCATATAGTTTTATTGGTTTGTCATAATAATGGTAGTTGCCTAAACCATCCCAAAATATCCTATGTAAGCTATTACTTTTTTCAAAAGCATAACCTAATTCTGTTGAAGAAGGTTCTTTTGAAGAAATTGCACTATCACCAGCGTATCCTTTACCAAGAGATTTTAATTTCTTGTTAGCTTCAACACCATCTAATGGTCTGATATGAGCTTGTTTACCTCTTTTAAGTCTTACTTTAAATAATAAACAACTAGATTTAAGTTTTTCTTCTGTTATAGAAGTTCCATCTGAAAGTTCTACTTCAACAGTTTCATAACTTACAATTTCCTCTGGTGTTCTGAGTGAAATACCATCACTTGTTAACACAGCTTTGTGTAAAAATGAAATCAATTCTTCATCTTTATGATATCCTAGTTCATCATAGGCTTTTACTGCAGCCTTAATATAATCTATGTCTTTCATTGGAGCAGATGGTAAATTGTCATTATTGACACGATACTCAAATAGTAAATTATCTTCTAAACTATCTGACTTGTCGTAGACATCAACTAAAACATACTTATATCCTAGTTCTTTCATTGCTTTAATTCTATTAAAACCACTTTTTAAAATAAAAATTTTATTAGAATCTTGTGTTGGTATCACAAACAATGGCTCTTCTGAATGAATCCACCCTCTTCTAAATAAAGAAGTTTTAATTGTTTGCCAGTTTGAAATAACATTTATTTCTTCTCTAGGTTGATAAGTTTCCCCAGTTTTTGGGTTTTCTATCAAAATAGAATCTATACTGACTACTATTCTTTGTTTATGATTTAGTCCTAAAAATGACTCTTTAGGTGGACATAGATTTCTTGATAGTTCTATGTCATAACTATTTTTTAGTCCAGCAAGTGCTTGTTTTGCACTCTCAAAGACATCTTGTTTTTTAATTACCATTTTTTTCTCCTAACATGGTTTGAGTCCAACTTGGTGTGTTGGGGTTAATATAAGATAGGTGGATGCCACACTATCTGATTATATATATAATACCAAAAAATAACATTTTGTCAAGGCACTACATAAATTCTTCTAAGTTTCCACTTTCTTTAGCTGCATACTTTCCAATAAGTTTTTCTTGTTTACCATAAACACCTACTGTTGCAAGTCTTCTATCACAATATGCAACACAACTAAACCTTTGTCCAGAACCTTTTATCTTTGTAACTCCGTGTACTTGATTACTATCTGCAATAATTACTGAATTGTCTGGTGCATCAACAGCAACTCCATATCTAGGAAATACTAAGTATGCACCTTCAAAATCACCCTCTCTAAAAACACACATTGATGTAAGTCCAGCATCTGTATCTCCACTATCAACATGAGCAGACATCTTTGCAGATTGATATGCAGAATATCTATTTGCAGAAAGTGTAGTAAATATACCACCACCAATTCTATGTTCTGGTTTTATATTATTATCTGCAAAACTTTTTTGAGATTTATATATCTGTTCGTTTGCTTTCTTAAATGCAATCTCATTCCATTTAGATATCTCTTGAAGTTTTTCCCACTTCTCTTTATTATCTTTGCACCAACCAGATGAGTCTATTGCACCAGTAAATCTTCCTCGTTTATATCCTATCATTACTGAATGTATTGCATTACTGTATGCAATCATACCCCATTTACCAGATTTAGTTTTTACATAATAAGAGTTCGGTGTTCTTAACTTATAATGTTCACCCTCTATCAAACCCTTTTCTTTCATTTCTTCTTTATCAATAGGGCCAGAACAATTTGCTCTCATTGTAGATGTATCTTCTATTGTTGTGAGAACATCTCTAATATCGTTATTAGGATATACATTGTTTATAACATATGCAAGAGGAACATCAGAACCATCTAATGATTTTACTGGTTTCATTATCCCCAAGTCTTCTTTTTGTGTAACTTTATAAACTTTATCATAAGATGAGTCATCTAAGAATTTACCATTCCATTTTTCAAATGTTTCTTTCTTACCATAATCTTTTGTTAATTGTATTTTTTTCATTGTCCTTCCTTATATGGTTTTAAAATATTTTCATAAATATTTTTTGATAGATAATGTAATTGTAAAGGTGCAACCATCAAACCTATTCTTGCAAGATTATCATCTAACTTACCAACAAGTTTATAGTCTTCTGGTAGTGTCATTATTCTTCCAGCCTCAATAGTAGTAAAAATTCTATCTTCCTCTGGGTGTAAATGTACTGCAAGAGATTGTCTTAATCCTTGTTCTGAAAGAGTATGACTTGGTTGATTCCAAGGAACTCTTCTTGATTGATAAAAACTATGTTTCTTGTCTGGAATACTTTTACCCCACTTCTTTCTATGTGCAATAACTTTATCATACCATGGCCCGACTACATTATCACCAACAGATACAACTTTATCTGGATTCTTTTGTAATCTCTTTAACCATTTATATTTAGCACTTTTCTTCATAGACTCTTTTAATTCATATGCTTCAGATATATTTTTATTTGTCTTTTGTATATCATATATCGCATCTTTAATATTATATCTTTCTTCTTTTGGGTCTGGAAATATAGAACTATCTAAACACATAAAAGGTAATCCTATATCATCTAATACATCTTCTCTAACTGATACTATAAAAACTCTTTCTCTCTTTTGTGGAACTCCGTGTTCGTGTCCTTTTAAAACTCTCCATACCGTATGATATCCATGTGATTCAAAATCTTTTACCATTCTATTTAAATGGTCTCTTGCATAATCCATTGTAAGACCTTTAACATTTTCACAAACAACAACTTTAGGTTTTAAATCACCAACGATTCTAATCTGTTCCCAAGTTAAATCTTCAATGTTTTTTTGTTTCATTCCATATGCAGTTTTTTCTTGATTCCAACCTTTTTGTTTTGTACCAGACATACTAAATGGTGGACAAGGTGGTGAACCATCTAATATATCTAACTCGCCAGGCTTTAGTCCAGTCATTTCCATAATCTTTTGACCAGTAACATTTTTAATATCACCACAAATATGAGGTGTGTTTGGAAAGTTTGCAAGATAATCATTTACAGCAACTTGTTGAAACTCATTTACAAATAAACATTCACCACCAGATAATTTATATCCACAAGAAGAACCACCTCCACCAGCAAAAAAACTGATAAAATTAAATAGTTTTCTATTTGCAGACTTTTCTAAATCGTCTAATGTATATCTAAAATAATTACCCAAAGAAGTCCTCTAAATTACCTTGTGTTCCATAAGTTCTGTCTATGTTCCATTTTATCGTATTTAAAATTAATGTCAAGGGGTCAATGAAAACTTTTTCAAACTGTATATCATAATCAACAAAACTGTGTATATCAAATTCTTTAGGAAGTTTAGTAATGTATGTAATTACATTTGAAGTAAAAGGATTAGGTTGTTTTAAATAAACAAACTTAATCTTATCTCCCTCTTGTATCAAAGGATATTTGTTTATAAGTTTATTTTGTTTTATCTTGTGATTGTATATCAATGCACCTTTTATGTGCATTGGTGTTGACTTTTTAAATGTCGTTCCACTATCAAAGTATTTGGATAAACCTTTTACTGAACGAGGAAACGAAATCAGTTCTGGTTTTACTTTAAGAAACTCTTCTCTAAAATTAACTACAAACTTGTTTAATTCTTTTTCATCACTTGTCATTATAAGTTCAAGTGCATCTTTAATCTTTTGTCTACACATTGCAGGCGTTGATGACTTGACAGCTTCAATACCCATCATCTTCAACTTTGGTTCTTTGTATGATACACCTTCACTATCCCAGACATTTAGAATATATCTTTTCTTTGCAACCCAAATACCTTTATCTGCAATCACCTCTCTTTTCATAAACATTTTATTTGCATATGCATTTGTATATTGTTTAAGTTCATCATACGATTTTGTAATATATGGTTCAATAGATTCTGATGCAACCTTATCTAGAAAGTTTATAGTTTTGGATAATGCATTATCACTTTTAATTGTTTTAGTAACAAGTTTATCCATAGTCAAATAAACAGAATCAGTATCAGATGCAATCACATAATCATCATCTGTTTTTAAAATATTGTTTAGGTATTTGTTAAGTCTGTTTTCAATCCAACGAATAGATAACTGACCACTCTTTGTAATACCTTCTGCAATTGCTTTGTCGTAATAACGAAAGTATTGATTACCTATTGCACCATAAGCAGAGTTCAAAGAAATCTTACGAGCCATCT